CCATAGCTCTCGATGTGACACCAGATGTATTGATTGTTGTTTTAAAAACACCTCTTTTACGAATATCTTGTTCGTCTTGAATGTATTCTACTTTTGTTTTATAGTTATCAAAACGATCCAAGTATACTACCTCAACAGTATTAAACTGCAAGTCTCTGCGAATGTTGCTGTAATTAAAAGTTCCGTCTTTAGTATTGACATTATTAAACAAAGCAATTGGAGTTCTTGGTCTATCATCGAGGAAGTGAATTTCAGAACCGCCGAAGAAAACTATGCCGCGAAACAAGTTAGCAATTACATTGATAGCATCATACACTTTTGTTTGCTCTTTAAAAAGAATGTTGCAAGAGAATCGCGGCTCTAATCCACCAACACCATCGCTAACGCCAATAAAGTAACCCTCATCATCTACTGCATCGCAGAATCTAGCGATTTTATAAAGCTCCCATTTATTGACTTGTGATTCATCAATATAAGCTCCCAAGCCATAACGCTTGCTCGTTAGTAGATCATACAATATCCACGCTGGATTGTCCGTCCAACCCTCGGTAAAAGAGCCATCCCAATCTCCTTGGTAGATTTGCTGTGTAGTAGTATATTCTTTTGCGCTTTTGACATATCGAATATCTAGTCTAGTGTCAGAATCTATAATTTCATAATTCGATGGTATTTTAACTTTTTTTAATTTGCAGTCATAACTGCGCTCTGGAATAGAGCCGAAAGCTCTAGCGTCTAATTTAATTCCAGCGATTGCTGAAAATGGATAAGAAAGTCTTTGGTCGATTATTTCAGTTACTTTACCAAGTGAGATTTCTTTATTGATAAGAGTCGAGTTTGTTTCGCAAGACAATTTAACAACTTTAATATATCGTTTAGTGGTAGATGGATCTTCACCATCATCAAGAGCTGGAAGATCAAATGGACGAGTTAAGTTTGCGTCATTTAAATTTTCCCCATTAATCAATTTAACAGAGTCTTTTAGTAGATCCTCTGCTTCACTATAATCTGCGCCAAAATCAATTATATAAGCGCCTTCAATCAAGCCAACTATAGAATAAGAATACGATTTAACATCTTTCTTTTCTCCATTTGTTATCTTTCCAGTTTCAATTTTGATTGCTACAATCGAGGGAATTTTTGAACCAGCCTCTAACTTGCCAACATCTTTAACGCCTTCAGTAGCTATATGTATTGTGTCTGATAGCGCATTGACAATGATTGAAAGTGATACTTTATCGACAAAAGGATTTTCAATAGTATGTGTTACAGCTAAAGAATTGTAATCTTTTTTCTCATTGTCATTATTCCAATCAGAGTAATTGTTTTGAGCTTTTCCATAAGCTCTTTGATCATTCGATCCTTCTTGTCCAGCAATCAAAGCCGTTTGAGATACGCTTAAATTATTGCTATTTAAACCAGCAGCGCCAAGCCTAAATTGAGTGTCTTTATTGTTGACAACGATTCTTTGTATTGCTTGTGATTTAACAAACGGTCCAAGCAACTTTGCCTCATAAGCATAATCATTTATCACTTTATCAAAACCGCTTAGACTGTTTTGAAATTCTTCGCCATTTTTAAATTGACACGATACATTAGAAAAATTAAATAATTCGTTAGTTCTATTAGATATTTGAGATGTTTTTTCTAACGCTCGCAACTCAACATCGTTTTTATTTAAAGCTTTTAATAAGCTTTTGGAAAAGTAATACCAGTTACCGCTTGCATCTTTTGGATTTCTTAATTCTCTTAATGGAGCTGCAATAATAACAATACTCTTAACGTCTCCCGTGTATTGATTATTTGAAATGACTGGTTGGGTTAATGTATATACATAATCGAACTTATCAGACAAACCTTTAATTGAAAAATCTATATCTTGGCTGCTTTGAATTTGTTCATTTAAATTTATTTTTTGATTACCCAAGTCAATGATAATAAAACAAGTATTAACAAGTCCAGGAATACGCTTATTAGAAACGTAATTTGATTGACTCATTAGACTTTTTATCTTATCTAATGTTTTGATATTTTCCTTGGCAATTGAGCGAACAATAGAGTCTTTATTGTTTTTCGACTCATTTAAAATATGATTTTGAAAAGAATTTAAAATCGCTGATTTTTGAACAATTGGAGATGCGTGATGAATTTCAATTTTATTATCTGCTAGACCCCAATACGCTGGCAGTGGATTTTTAACGCTTATATTTAGAAAGTTATTCCAACTTTTTTCATACAACGGAATCGTTGTGGCAAATCGCTCAACACCTAGCAACTCAACACGTAGCAATTTTGTTTTTGCAAAAAAAACTCCTTCAGTTGACAGAGGTTGCTTAACAATAGTTTTGAACTTTTCATTTTCAATGTAGATGCTACTAATCGCATTAGTTAAATTAGCAATCGACAAACTACCATAACTTTTTGCAGGATTCAAGCTTTCAGTGTTTTGTATAGGCGTATTATCTAAATAAATACCTTTAAAAATACTTTCTTCTAATAAGGCTCCATTTTGATCTACTAATCCGTCAATGGGTCCATCGGAAATTAAATCAATAATCTCTGCAACACTATAAGAAGAAATAGATTTGAATCCTCCTAGTTTTGGTGGATTTAGAATAGCAGGTTTTGGCTTCGGCGCTCCCTTACCAGCTCCTCTAACTAAAAGTTTTTTATTAACGTGTTTCATTATGAGGTTCTATCATTGTTGAGAGCTTGTCCATCTGAAAATAGAGAATTTTCTTTTTCAAAGGCTTGTGGGTAAGATTTAATCGTTGATTGTATAACAGCAGAGCCAACCCTAAGTCTGCCATAACCTACAGGCACAGGAATGCCTTGTTCAGCAGTGTTCGCTTTAGAAGAAAACAAGAAGGACTGTTTTGCAGAATTAACATCCGCAGAAGGTCTATCCATTTTTGGTTTTGGGGCAAGTGCCATTTGAAGACCCATCATTACCACACTTACTGCTAATTGAGAGAGAATTGCATTTTGTGCAATAAATGCTCCAGCTTTCAATATGAATGGAATAACAAATGCAAGAGGTCCATGACCACATACCAAAGGAACAATATCAATCTTTTGATTATCCGACACAATAGACAACTCTTCAATACTTGTCATCTTTTTGCCATCCACAAGCAAAGTAAAATGAATACCTTGATTAGCCAACTCCACTATTCTATTGCGAAAATTACCATGAGCGCAAGAAATGGCATCAAAAACCTCTTTTGGGCGTTTGATTGCTAAACTAAAAGTTTTTCTAAACTCTTTTGCCAATATACCATGTAGTGTTACTTGTGTCATTTTAATGTTTCCTTCAACCTTGCAAATGCTTTTACATTCAATTCGCATTCGCTAGGCTCATAAATGTGGAATTTTTTAGTATTGAGAGAGTAAATAACAAAAGGAACGCAACACGCCTCTGCCATTTTGATGTCAAATTCAGATGGATTCTCATCTCCTATAATATGACTATGGAAAATAGCCAACATATCATTATTGTTGGCAAACATTAGATACGATGCTGGATTAATTGCAAAAAAGTTTTTAGGATCAGCGGCATCATTCTTTTCAACTGTAGCCACATATTCGGGACTATCCCATCCGATGAATCCACACACTTCTTGCATTACTTGTCCGTTGCAAGCATTAACTATAAAATCGCGTATTTTAGCGATTGATTTGCTTTGTATTTCTTTAACCATACTTTTCTGTTCCTGGGAATCCGCCAAATGGCAATTCTATGTTTTGTTTTTGAGCATTGATAACTTGTGTAAGTGGTACTGAAGCAGTAACGCTAGTATTTAAACCAGATGGATTATCGCCTGATACGATTAGTTTTTTGCTAGAATTATTTTGTGCGCTAATTCCTGTAGTATAATCATTGATTTGCATTTCCCACCATCCTATCAGGCTTTGTGTATTTGATTGTTTTCCAGAAAAATCACTATAGTCTCTATACACCGATTGATTGTGATCGTCAATTCTTACGTTGATGCCGCTAGAACCAGTCCAGAATGCTGTTGGTCCAAACTTAATTGGACTTACCAATTCCATATTGCTAACAATTTGATTTGATGCTCCAAGAGGACTTGGAACAAATTCATTACCAGTTGGAAATTGCCAATCATTTAATCCAAACTTGAGGCGATATTGATTGCTTACAATGCCATTTTGATAATCAGAATGGCATTGTAAGCAATCAATATCGCCTCAAGTTTGGATTAAATGATTGGCAATTTCCAACTG